GCGAGCTGCCACCACCACCACCACCATCTGAACTTAGCAACCTTTACGGCACAGTAAGTTCTCCTGCATCTGCTAACCAGGGGGCGCAAGTAACGGTGAGTTACACGGTGCAACTTGACAAGGTGCGTGATGCTGATACAGTCACCAACATTGCACTGGAGTTCATCCGTCCCGATGGATCAAAGTCTACTTTCTACACGGGCAATGTCACCATTTTAAAAGGGCAGCTATTGTTTACAGCTGCACTGCCTTACACTGTACCAAACAACGTGACTGGAGTAGGTAAGTTCAACCTATACATTGACGTTGCAGGCTCGATAAATGAAAGCAATGAAAGCGACAACATGGCAACAACTTCTATCAACGTACTTGCTCCTGTGCCCGTTGGCAATTATGACTTAGAATTGAATCCAACAGGTTACACTTGGCTTGCACCTGACCGTGTGCGCATCGGTACTCGCGTCACTAACCGCGGTGCTGCTGATGTGACTAGCTACAAATTAAAATGGGAGTTCGATGGCCGCACTGGTTTTTGGGATAGACCTGTCGTATTAAAGCCGGGACAAAGTAACTCATCAGGCAACGTGATGTATCCAACCGTAAACACAAAATATCCTGCAACATTTAAGGTTAGCGTGGTAAGCGTGAACGGACAGCCTGATAACAATCCTGCAAATGATGTAGCTATTACGGTAGTACAGAAAATGTGATTATATTAGCCACCTCATCATACGAGTTTTGGTTTATTCCAGTTAAGAGTATTTAGGGTTTAAGGTAAAAAAGGGAAGCAAACGTGCCTCCCTTTTTTCTTTTGTGTTTGTCACTGACTAACCTAGAATAGACAGGCGAATGTAATCTGCAATCGTTGTCTTTGATTGCTTCGCTGCCTTTGTGATTGCTTTGAATTCTTTTTCTGTCACGCGCGCGCTGATGCGCATGTCTCTTGTCTGTGGTTGTGCTTTCATTATTTTGATTTTATACGGCTAATGTAGCCACAATCCACCATGCAACAAAACGGCTGTTTTGCTACAATACCAAAATTACCAAAATGTCAGATATCAAAAATCAAATCAAAGCTGTATTTGCAAAATACAACATTGAACCATCTGCACTCGGTATCAAGTTTGAAGATGAATCAACGGAGGCACCTACAACTGAACTACAATTCATGGTTGAAGGCACACTTTCAGACGGCACTAGAATCTATTCTACCGCTAGTGAGTGGGTAGCTGGTGTTGACATCTACACACGTGATGCCGAAGGCAATCCAGTACCTGTGCCTGCTGGCACATACGTGCTTGAAGATAACCTAACTACTGTTGTGGTAGGTGAAGATAGCATGGTTGCTGAAATCACCACCGAAGAAGTAGAGACTGAAATGAGCAGCGAAGACCTCGTCGCTGTAATCGGTCAACTGTCTGAGCGCATCGCAGCACTTGAAGTTGAAAAGACTGAGCTTGCTGCCGCTGTTGAATCTGCTAAGAAAGATACGGACGCTGTAAAGTCTGAGCTTGCCTCAGTTAAAAAAGCCCCTGCCGTTCCTAGCGTTAAGTCTCAAGAATTTAAAAAGAATGCGGCTCCAGTTGTAGCATCGAATGGCAATTCATTCGCTGACTTCATGGAGAATATCCGTAACAAACAAAGCAAATAATTCACCTCATAATTCTATTTAAAAATGCCAACAACAACTTCACTCACCACCACCTATGCAGGTGAATTAGCTGGTGAAATCGTAGCTAAGGCACTATTGTCAAACGTATCTACACAGTACGTGACAATGAAGCCAAACGTACCTTACAAATCAGTAGTACGTAAAATTGATGACACTGTAACTTTTGCCGCGGGCACTTGTGACTTTACCCCAACAGGTACTATCACTTTGACCGAGCGCATCCTGACTTTGGAAGAGTTCCAAGTTCAACGTCAAATCTGTAAGAAGGATTTCTTCATTGACTGGACTACTGCTGATGTAATGTCAGGTCGTGTAAACACACAAATCCAAGACGCTATCATTGGTCGTTTGGTAGGTGGTATCGCTGCTGCCAACGAAACAATCATGTGGTCAGGTTTGAACGCTACTGCTGGTCAGTACGACGGATTTGAAACATTGATTAAGGCGGGTGGTTCAGGTGCTGTATCTGCAGGTTCAGGTGCATTGAATGACACTAACATCATTGCAACCATTTGGGACTTGATTAACACTGCTCCTGCTGCTGTTAAAGGTGCTGCTGAGAAGCCAGCTATCTACATGGGACAGGCTGCATGGGAAGCCTACATGCAAGCGCAAATTGCTGCTGGCAACGGTTGGTACTTGACAGGTGGCCCAGAGGTTAGCCGTCGTTTCGTAGGTATGTACGAAATCTACGTATGTCCGGGTATGACTGTTAACAACCTCATCTTTGCACAGCCTAGCAACTTGATGCTCGGTACATGGCAAGAGAACCAAATGAACGAAGTGTTCATCTTGGACATGCAGAACTTGGATGGATCGCAGAACGTGCGTTATGGTGCACGATTCTACCTCGGTGCGCAAATCGCAGTTGGTGAGGACATCACTTTCTGGGGAGCATAATCATTAATAACAGAGGGGGTGTAACAGCCCCCTTTTAAAACTATAACAAAATGGCTTGTGAATTAACAACAGGTTTTACACTCGGATGCCTCGAAGGTATCGGAGGTGTCAAAGAAGTATTGATTGCTAACTACACCCTAGCGGGTGGTGCTGATTTCATGTCAGGTGTAACTTTCGATGCAGTAACAGGTGAAGTAAATGGATTGCCAACTGCAACTATTTACCGTTACGTGCCATTCCGTAACTCAGGGAACTACGTTGAAACTGTCAACAAAAATCTTGAGACGGGCACATTGTTTTTCTCACAAGAAGTGGGATGGACTTTTGGTAAGTTGAACCAAGACATGCGTAACGAGTTCTTGAACGTTGCTAAAGCAAAAATGATTGTATTTGTACGCACCAATGATGACCAAATCTTGTTGGTTGGTACAACTGAAGGTTCACAGCTGACTGCTGGTACTGTTCAATCAGGTGCAGCTAAGGCGGATTTGATGGGTTATCAGGTGACAACTACCGCAGAAAACCTTGAGCCTGCTGTACACCTTGAGCCTTACACTACTGAACCATTTGACAACTTCGCAGGAATTACAGTAAGCCCCGCTTACTAATCGTGCTTGCTGATTGTTTTTGTGTTTTTCATTGATTAAGAAGGGGGTGGTGTAATAGCTGCCCCCTTTCAATATAGACGATATGATATATCTACAAGTCAACAACAACAACCAAATCATATATCTATCATTGGATGAGGCGCGGCAGTACTATGCAACGCCATACACGCACTACTTGTTAGTGCTCACTCACGAAGAAAATAGCACAACGGGTGAAGAACTTGCACAGGTTGCAACGATTGTGAATGAAAATGTGCGCATTACACAGCTTTCAGTTACTACGGTTGGTCTTACATTAGCGGGCAGGTATCGCTACGAAGTGTACGGTCAGAACTCATCATCCAATATCAACCCATTGAACGTCGCAGTAGTCGGCATTGTGGAGCGTGGCTATGTAGTTTTGACTGACAACACCACTTGGTTTGATGTACCACCTGTAACTATACCAAATGACATCATCTATGAACCATAACGAATCAAATATTGTATCGCTAAAACTTAGCGAATACGTAGCAAAGTCAGATGCTGAAAGAGTAGACCGCAAAGGATGGGTTAACTACGGCGCGGACAATGATTTTCCGCAATACTTGCGCGACCTGTCGCATGAATCTCCAGTGCATGGTAGTTTGGTTGTGGCCATCGGTGACATGATAGCCGGGAAGGGTATTAAGTCAGAACAATACCAAGCCGAACTTGACGCACTCGATGTAGATGCTTTGACCTATGCAGCAGCTCACGATTTGAAGTTGTTTGGTGGTTTCTTTATCGAAGTGATTTGGTCAAACGACCGCACGGTTATTAGCAAGCTGAACGCTATACCGTTTGAAGAATGCCGCATTGCAGTGAATCAGGATGATGACAGCGAAATAGGAATCTTCCACAGCTATGACTGGTCAAACACTCGCAAGAAAAAGAATACGCCTGAGTTCATACCAAAATACAACTACCTTACACGTACTGAAGAACCACGCCAAATCTATTGGTGCTTCACCTTTACAGGTAGTGACAGCTACCCACGCCCTGACTACTGGAGTGCGATTAACTACATCGAACTCGATAAGCAAATAAGCATTTTCCACATCAACCAAATCAGTAACGGTCTATTCCCGTCAACTATTATCAACTTCTACAATGGTCAGGCAACACCTGAACAGAAGCAGCAGATGATGATGG